CATCTCGGAGAGGTTGCTGATTGTAGATATAAGGATCAACTCCCGGAACTGCCAGCACAGTACCTAAAGTAGCAGACCCTGCCGGTCCAAGAGGTTGCAAAGGGTTCACTCCCGCTCTAATAGTAAAAATGCTCGTTGCATTAGTCGTTAATAAATTAATAACGTCAGTAGGAGATAGACCGTGTGAGTAAGCTAAGCCTTGAATACCGCCAATACTCGTTCCGCAAATAATATCAAAATACTTCCATAATTCATTCCCTTTAATCCCGGCATCATTACAAAAATTCTCTAGAAACGTAGCGGAGAATAATCCTCTAATACCGCCCCCATCTAAAGATAAGATACGTATTACTTGCATAATTTCTATTAACTAATTCAATTCTTCCGGTTCTGCGCCCGCTACCTCATGCTTATTAAGCGGTATGATTTTACAAATAGCCTGACAATCAGTTATAAAGATATTTAAAACTGTTGTTAAATCAGATCCTTTTGGGACGTCTTGCGGAATCTTACTAATTAGATCATTAGCATCATCAATTGACTGATTTAAACCTGATTTTAATGCTACATACCATATTTTTTGAGTATTTGGATCAGAAGCGGTAAAATAATTAAAAAGCTGTCCTCCAATCTGATTAATGAACTGGACATCCGATTGTATACTCGCATATATAATCGGATCATCAAAGACGCTACTTACAAGGCTGTTAAAATAGGATAGATCGACTTGGGTACTGGTAATTAACTTTAAGTCATTTAAGTTGGTACTTATATCTTTTAAAGCTGTATTCATTTTAATTCTCCTAATTATTATTAATAAATTGTTATAAACCTTTCAATTTCTGTTCCAGAATATCTACTTTCCCGGTTAACTCCTGAATGGCTAAAATGGCGTAGCAAAGAATAGTGTTATAATTAACACCTAGCGAAGGTATATGAGCCGGTTTTTCTTTTTTTGATAAATCCAGCGGTTTATATAGGTTAGTAGCATTATCAAAAATCTCTGCTACTTCTTCGGCTATGACTCCTATTTGCAATTCATTCATTTTAAGCTGTTTCCGCATTCTTTTTTTAGCGGAATCACTGTTATTGATTTGATATTTTAAGCCATAGGAGTAAATATTAAGCTTATTTAATCTTTGCAGATAATCTTTGTGTTCTTTCTTACGTATGCTATGTTTTTTGTCTTTAGAGCAAGGTACGATTTGTCCGGAGCTATTGATATAGGCTACATAACTGGTCATGCTTGAGTTATCTTCATCGGTAAAAATAAATCCAAGGGTATCCATTGGATTGATAAACTGCATAAAATCGCCGTTCATGACAATAGAGGAGGTCTCACTGCCGGCATTAGTCTCTATAATGGTTGAGGTGATTGAGTTATAGACGTTTAGTCCTCTCATATCCAAATAATTACTAGCAGGGCGAATATAGCAATTATAAGAAGGGTCATAAAATGAAGTTTTACCGCTATTACCGGCAATATCCATCCGTTTGACACCGGCAGTACCGAATTTTAACGCGGCAGTTCCGGTTGCCCAGGCATATGCTTCATTAGTACTATTATTAAAGCCGAACTCTGCATTAATAGTGCCGTTGTTTTGCACGATAAGCCCTGCAGCTACAGCTGCCGGATTAGTATTATTGACAATAAAACCGCCGGCATTAGTAACATTTGATGCATTGGTGGTAAACTGACGGGGATTTTCCCAAGTACCGTTGCCGTTTAAAAATAAGGAGCTATTTGCAGGATAGCCGTTTAAACGGTTGATATTTAATTGACCGCTAGTATTCGTATTAATGTCAAAGACCTTACTATCGACATAAGCTTTATTAGAACCGTCAGTATTATTTACGGGACTCGGAACATTAATAATTTTATTGCCGTTAACATCCAGGTTTTTATAGAATAAAAATTGGTCTGAACCGTTTTCATTAAAAGTCATTAACTTATTGCCGACAATAGCAGAGTTTTGCTGACTTTGCTGATATTGCAGAGAACTTAAATGAAACATCCCGCTAGTGTTGGTAGAATCAGAATAAAATCCAACTCTATATCCTTTTTCCTCAATATTTAGAAAATCCAGATTAAGGTTAATAGGATTAGAATCTAGCGGTGTTGTAGCATTTTCCAGTCTAAAAGAACCGTTTGGTTGCTCAAACAAGAACTTCTGCGTATCTCCTAGAATTTTTAAATCCGGCTTTATTCCTCCGACAATTACAGTGGTTGCCATATTATCTCCGTATTATCGTTTAATAAATCCCAGCATGTTTGCAAAGATTTATTATCTACGTAGTCTTTGTCTGCCAGTATTTGCCATGTTAAACCGTCATAAAACTCAAGCCTGGAGGCTTGAGTTTCCGGTGATTTGGGAGCTGATTTAGCATGTTTTGTTTTTTTCATTTTAAATTTCCGTATTGAATCTAATAGTCCCCGCGACCAAGGTTGCAGGACGCTGCGCAGTTGTTCCCCCGGGAATAGTAATACCGGCATTACCCGGAATAATAGGGTTAGGGGCAATACTTATGGTTGCTATGTTATTATCAACCGTAACAACGATTTGATCGACGCTACCTTGAGCTCCCGTAATCCCATTTTGTGATAGCTTGGCAAAGATAATGCCGTCCGTCCCGATAGTTGTAACAATTGAGGTTAGCATCCAGGCAGTTACGCTGTTAACCGTCCCGCTAATTACGTCAATAACTTCTCCTCTAATCATTTGAGAAGGGGAATCAAAATCCAGGCTTCTAGTTAGTAGCCAGTTTTCGGTAGTAGAGCCGATATCGGTAACAGTATATATTCCGTTTTGGATGCTATCCGTTTGATCTTTAACTAGAACCCTGTTACCTGCAGCTAAAGTAACTCCATCAATAACGAGTGCGGTTTGCGTTCCTGAGTTAGTTAAAGTAGCTCCTACTCCGCTTATGCCGTTATCATAAGTAGCCGTTAAGTTAGTCGTTGTTGCTACAAGAGTAGGAGGGATATTTGTTATAGTGTTTAAAACCCAGTTTTCAGTAGCCAGGGTAAACCAGCTTGTCCCGTCGGTAATTTCCGGTTTACCGCTAGGTGTCGGTAGCGGTGCTGTTAATTTTGTAGATGCTTCTGTTTCTTTTTTATTAATATTGAATTTTGTTTCCATTTTAAACCTCTTGTGATCATTTACAATTTTACCATAAATTAAAGCGAAGTATTAAACCTCATCATTCCCGGAGTTAAAGTATCAGGTCGATCCAGGTTATTGCCGACCGGTATAGTCATCGATTTTTTACCCGTAAATACGGGATTGGGTGTAAAGACCGTCACAATCGGCGTACTTAATAACCCGCTACCGGTTACATCTCCTTGCAGGGTTAATCCGGTATTTAAAAGAGTATTTAAGTAGTCTTGAGCCGCAGTTGCGCTATTTGCCGCATTAGTTGCCGAGCCGCTTGCACTGCTTGCTGAATCGCTAGCATCGGACGCCGAACTTGAGGCACTACCTGCTGAAAGCCCGGCAGCAAGTGCTGAAGCAGCCGCTGCTCCTGCCGATATTCCTGCCGCCCCTGCTGAAACACTAGCTTCGCCGGCAGCTGCTGTTGCTTCTGCTGCTGCTCCCGTAGCCTCTGTAGCTGAAGCGGCGGCTTTACCCGCACTCGTTGCCGCCTCGCCTGCTGCAGATTCTGCTTCTTCAGCTGAAGTAGCAGCTTGCTCTGCGTACTCCTGGCATTGTTGCTTTATTTCTTCTAATTGCTCGGCAGTTGCATAATCCTCACCGGCGATAGCAATAGCGAAAGCACCATCAGCAACAATCTTGGCCATTCCTGTACCAAGTTCTTCTAAAACCTGTGCTTCAGGTAAATTAGTATTTGGTGTCCTGATTATGTAAGTAGCATCACTTGGAGCTGCCTTGCTTGTAATATCGATAAACGATAGAGTACCGCTGCCGTTTGTTGCTATGACCTGCCCGTCAGTTCCATCATGCAGCGGTAATCTCCAGATGGTGTTCCCGGTTAGATTACCGGCAGTAAAGCCAACATAATAATCATTAGAAGGATTACTCCACTTTAACCTATTAGTAATAATATCTTCAGTATTAGTAATATTGGCAGAGTTAATGCCGGTTGCATATATTGTATAAAGCTCAGCAGTACCGCCGGTAATAACAGGAGACAAAATACTTTCAAAACTAGCTTCATTTGCATATAAATAATTAATTGGAGTGAGGCCTTCACCTCTATTAGCTAACGCTATAAAAGCTGCTTTCTCTCTATCAAAACCGGGATTAAAATTATTAGCCATTACTTTAGAACTTAATTTGGTGCAACGATTCTAAACGCTCTCGTGCGTCCATGTTACTAACACTCTGACCGGCAAAATCAGGTAAAACAGGGGGGATATCATCACTTGTAAAGTTGATATCTTCTAAAATAATAGGCGAACTATTACCGATTGCTTCAGGACCTTGCGGCGTCATAATACCTTCAGGTCTTGGATCTCGTACCACTTTCGGATCGCCTTTTATTTGCGGCGGTCTATTCTGCTCGTTTGGCTCATCTACAAAAGGACGGCCAACCATAGCCCCCGTCCAGACTAGATCGTTTCCTCGGTATTCATACTGCTTAACTAAATCGGATTTACTAAATAGGAATCCCGAATAATCACACACCCCTACAGGCTCAATACTATTTTTTCTAACAAACCTTCCTCGTCCTGCATTGACCTTATATCTCTTAAGATTAATCACCGTATACCTCCAGAGTCAGCGGTACTTCCGTTGTATTATTAATTACGGCATTAGTCATACTCTCTTGATATTTAGCTCTTAAGCCTTCAGTTTTTTCAGGAGCATATTGCTCTGCCAGCATTTCGGCCACGCCGTAAATAAGAGGCATATAAAAATACGAGGGAATATCAATACCTTGCGTGTAACTTTCTAGAGTTTCTATACTGCTTTGACCGCTATACATTATTAAATTATACATTGGAGCAGCAGTCTGCCAAATGTAGAGGGATGGAGTCCGCTGGTAGTCAACATAGTAAATAGTAGGTCTACCGATTTGCGATTTATTTGGATAAGATAGATATTCATATCTGGATACCTCACTCATGATGGTATCCTGGCTTATACTATTAAAATAAAGTTCTTCAATATCAAGTGTGTATCCCCCTGTTTCTTTAATTCTATATGCTCTTGCATAAATTGGATCAGGTACATAAAACCATGAAATCACGTGGGCTTTATATGGATAAAGGGTAGGACAAGTAAAAACGGTAAACCAATTTATCGTATCTTGTGAGGCTTCTAAAACTAAGCTATATGGACGATTAGAAACATAACTTTGGATGCCGATAATGCTGATCTGCTTTGTAACTCCCGCTCCATAATCATAAGAAATATTGCCGTCTTGAACCTCTTGCCTACATCTTGTTGCCGGATTACCGTCAAAAGCATAAGCAGCAATTCCTCCGCCGTTTCCATCATAAGTATTTGCCGTATTTGATTGCGGTGTTCCATTTAATTGTCTTACGTTGCCTCGCAAGAATACCTGAAATATTTTCTGTATATTGCCTGGCAAAGGATAGGATGCTTGTCCCGGAGTTAAAAACACAGGTTCTAGTTTTAATGTCCATAAGTTGACGTTAGAATTAGTCCAATCACTTAAAATAAAATTGATAATATTAAGTGCCGAATTATATTGCTCGGCAGTAACCATGCTAAGCGGCATGCCGATTAACTCATAAGCTTTTCTGATAATCAGCTCTCCTTTTATGTTGCTAAAGCTATAACTTCTACTAGTCGCCGGCATTTTTAATTTTCCCTTTATAATTGGATAGGATAAGAATTTGCTATATGAAGCACAACAAGCTTATTATGCTGTGCTTCTGCCTCTGCAAGTAATGTTTTAAATTCCTCTATCATATATTATTTTAGGCCGCCGATCCTGTTGCTCCTATTACGCCAAGAGGCGTAAACATACCAAAAGAATAACGACCCGATGCCAGTACCGACATAGTCTCGGTTGTTGCATCGGTTGTTACGTTAATTTTAAGCGGTCGTCTTACGAAATGCTTACGAGTACCTTTAACGTTAGTTAATCCAAACCAGTTGCTAGGGCTAGTTAAGAAGTGGCTTACTTCATAACCGTTTGGAATAGCTTTCATGTTATAAATTGCATTTATATCGTTATTAGCCGTTCCTGTTCTAAATACAGATTCAAGTAACCTGCAACCTGAGAACATTAAATCTTGCGGAAGTAACAATCTATCAATTTGAGCATTGATTAGCAGTCCTGCCTGATCTTTCATTTTACCGGCAAGGATTACTGCCTGCTCAACTCCTGCTTCGCTAAAGTCAACGTTAACATTAACGCCGTTATATGATCCGACGCGGTTGGAATAAACACCGCCGTCGTAAGGCTGAGAACCGGAGCAAAGAGGTTGCCCGTTAGCTAGAGTTGCTGCTACGTTAAATGCCTGGTTAAACGGATTCATCGCTACTACTTCTCTGGTTTGTTCATAGGAAGTAGTAAGTGATCTTGTGCCGTTAAAAAACTGATCGGCATAAAGATCGTCTTCCATGGCAATATTAGTAATCTGGAAGCCGAGAGCAAACTCACGATGGATAAACTCATAGATAAACCGCTCCCCCATCGTATCCATGCTAATCGGTGCTCCTTGGCTTTTCTCAAGAGCGTATCCGGTTCCTCTAATATCAACCATTCTTTCCGTATGTTTTACGGAATTAGATTGTTCGTAGATTTTGGCATATTCCCCTTTAAAGCGAGTATATTGGGATTTGACCTCGGCAAGTCCCGGCCAAAGCAGACTTGGAATATCACCGGTTGTTATAATAGACATAATTATTTACCTTTATTTTTAGTTTTCTTTACTGACCCTGCCTTATAACAGGTTTTTTCTTCTTCTTTTTGGGTAGATATAATCCTTCCTTTAAAAGAGCCGGCATATTGCCGCTTGTTATTATGGACATAATCTTATACTCCTATGCTCCTGCTGTTGGACCTGCTACGCCGCTTGAGCCGTATATATGCTTGTTAAACTTAACTAGTAGATTAGTAAACGGCATGTTTACCCCCGGGACTAATCCTGTAGGATTTGCGTTGCCTGTAATGACCGGATCAATACCGATAATTTTTACGTCTAGAGTATTGGTATTTGCAATGCTCGAGCCGTCAAGATAGTAAACAGAGCCGTATATATTACTACCCGTGCGTGGATTTTGACCACCGGCGATAGCAATATCTGAAGTAAAAGTTATTCCTGCTACCGATAAACTACTATTTAGACCAACCTGGGTATTTAAAAACACTATCGAAGCATCAGCGTTTGCGATAGAGCTTGATACTTGAACTCTGAATACCGCCATTGGATCATCATTGACATATGCAATAATAGGCGATCCGGCTTTTACCGCTCTACCACCCGGCCAGTAATCAGATTCAACAAGTATACCGGTATTTGCATCAGTATAAGTACAGCTTATAAGTACACCGATAAAAGCATCTGCCTCTGCCGTTGCAATAGCTTGTACCTCTGTTCCGTCAGTTTTTGCCGATAACTTTTGCGGGGCTATCGTTCCGCTCATTGCGGTAAGACCAGGGTTGCTGACAAATTTTACGGGATCACCCTTAAAAATACTGTTTGGCTGCGTGGTTAAGCCGTCAGTAGATGCGTAAATAAAATATTGACCTAGTTTTTGTGTTCCGCCGTTTCCTATTTGAGACTGAACTACTTCCAAACCATAAGGTCTATTAATGCCGTTAGACATAATTTCCTCGTATATTGTTAATTATTAAAAAATGTAAATATTTTAAATTTAAAAAAGATAAGCTAATTCAAGCTCAGGAGACCTTTTAACGTCTAGTTATGACGATAAACTTTGTTATAGATAAGTTTCAAAACTAGCCTTTTTGTGTCTTGCGATGACAGAGGTAACTTTTAAGAAAAGATTTAGCTACAAACTACGCCTTTTAACGTCTAGCAATGACGGAGACCTTTTTAAGCCCGGTCATGACTTTTTTTACCTAATTATATTATAGCAAAAATACTGCTGCTTTTGCAAATCGTACTACTATTTAGATTTGGCAACTATCCCTTTAATTACCAAATACCACCACGGATACGCCATCAAGTACGGGAAGCAAATTACCGAGCGTATCGGTTGCAAAAATAATGACCTCAGTAGCTGACCTCGACCTAAAGAACACCTGAAACGGTGCTATGACTTCCGCTCCTCGTGCGAGCGCCGTTAATACTAAATAATTACCATCAGGAAAAGGAGTAGCAAACGTTATAACATATGACCCTTGCGCTCCGCTAACCGATGCTATATTAAAGCTGCTCTCTATCTGAATATTATTACTTGGGGCATTATTATCATAAAAGAAACAATAAGCTTTAGCGGTAGCAGGATTTATAATCTTCCCCGGTATGCTCATATTACCGATATTATCGATTTGGGTACCGTTTAAATTGATTACTCCATCATCTACAGTAGCAAGGTTAATATCCTCACTCCCGCTTGCCGTGGTAATCGTATTTACCGAGATTAACAGATTACCGACGTTAATGCTCGATAATTGGAATAGACTTTGAGCTAAATTAATAATTACGTCCCCACTACCCCCGTCCCCACTTTGAACGTCTATATTACTGCCGCCGCCTATTTTTCTGGTAATATATGAAAGCGGAGTATTACCGGTTATTACTAAAAATCCATTCTGTACCTGAGTAGCCAGGTTATTTAAATTATTCAACGAATCGGCAACCTTAAAAATAATGTTACCGGTAGGAGGAGTAATGGTTGAATTTGTAATCTGGAGGCTATTATTCTGACTTTCCGTAGAAAAACTTACTATGCCGCTACTACCGCCTCCAAAAGGTATTACCTGCCATACTCCCGTGCTAGTTAGATTCTCGGTTAGATATATCAGTATTACTTCCCCGGGAATAATTACGTTAGTTAGCGGCGTTCCATCATTATATAAAAGGGTAAAGTCTTTTTGCCCGACATTATTAAACAATAGGCTTATGCCGGTTTCTACAGTATTAGCCGGGGGAAGAGTAATCGTATAGACATCACTGCTAGATATAACATCATTAATATCGCTTGCAATCTCTCCTTCCGTTCTTGGATAAGCCCAGGATAGTTTAATATCGTTATTTAGTATGATTCTGGAATAGGACATCTACTTAATTTATCCCCTGATATTTTTTTCAGAATAAGACTTATCGGAAAAAGGCATTAGCGGATTAAATACATCGGTCTTTACTCTCTGCAGAGTGTCTCTCATGATTCTAACGGACTTCTTCTCGTAATATTCTCTCTCTTTTATTCCGTAACGTTCATCTCTTGCAAGTAAGATCGTATCGCCCGTAGTAATGCAGTCGTTTTCCGCTCTTAAGTCCCCCCTGTAAGTACGTTTGTTTTTAAGCCGATCGGGTGAGACGATATACCACTTTTGAGCAAGTAGTCTGTTAATACGATCAGGGCTATTGAGAGCAAAGTAATATTCTTCATGCGGTTGCTTGATTTCATCTATTAAAGCCTTAAAAGGACAAGTCGAATCGGTCGGACGATAATCAAAATCATCCTGCTCCAGGTCATGCTCCCTAATATCTCTATCTATGGATTTAAACTCGCTATTTCTATCCTGTTTGTATTTTACTGCCATTATTTTAACCTCATTTCTTTTGGATATTGTGCTAGATGTTGTAAATATTGTTCATCGGTCTGACCGAACGCCAGTGCCGCTCTTTTCTCGGCCGGTGTAAGTGTTCTTATACTCTTCTCGGGTTTTGGCTCGCTCTGTACTCTGCTTCGAACGGGGCCAAAATGTTTGGCGGGAATACCGGCAGGTGAACTATCCTGCATCTTTAGATTATCGATATACTCATCAATCATGCCGTAATAACTACCGGAGCCGATTAAATGCCCCTTATTGGTCGTTTCATACTTACGGTCTAACTTCCTGATAAAGGATAATACTGACGCCGCTAGCTTCTCGTCATATTCGGGAGCGTTTTTATCTACCTCGGGATTATTATCAAGCCAGCTATATAATCTATCTTCATATTCTCTTGCCCTAATCTGATTAAGCTCTTCTTCAGAATATTTGTTTGGCGGGAAACTGGTTATTCTAGATGCCTCATTCAAGGCATGGGTCGCCTTTGAAATGTCCGCAGTAGCTCTGCTAACCCCGGCAGCATCTCCGCTTTCCAATGCTAATTGAAGCCGTGCCTGAGCCATTTCAAGTTCGCCGGCAACATTGTTCTTATAATGGGTAGAACCGGTATTAATAGCTTGGCTGAGCATCTGCTCCATTTGTAGTTTTTCTTGCTGTAACTGCTCTAACTGCTCGGCAAGCCTTGTCTTCTCTTCCCGTTCTTTTTTTAATTTAGACCAGTATTTCTCCTTATCTTTTTCAAGGCCAGAAGTTTTAACGGGTTTTTCCTCCAGTTTTGGGGTATCCTCGGGAATATCGCTTTTATCATCCTCGCCTTCTAAGCCCTGCGACCCTTGCTCCAAGTCTTTAGTTTTGACTTCTGCCTCGCTGGCTTCTTCCTTTGAATCTTTATTTTCAGTTGCTTCTTTTAAAGGTGGAATAGCAGCGTTTAAGTCGCTTGTATTTTCAATATCTATTTTAAACATATTCTTACCTTGATACTTTTGATGGATTATCGACTAGCAGTTTGATTTTAAAATCCTCTACCATAATTATCGG